GTTGAGATGGCTCAGTACATCCAACAATTGGAACAACTAAGTAAAGACCAAGGTGGTTACATACTTCAGTTACAACAACAACTTACAAACGCTGGTAAGAGATTAGCAGAGTTTCATAAACAAGCATCTAACGTAGTAACACAACCAATCGTAGAAGCAGCCACATTAGAACTACCTACCTTAAATCGTAACTAATATGAAAAAGGAATTAGAGATTGTAGTACCAACCAGTTGGTCAGCAGTAACCTTAGAGAACTATCTTAAACTACAAAAGGATTTAGTAGCCTATGGGCAAGATGATGAGGTAGCTTATGTAGCAACTCTCTTATATCACTTGTGTGGGATTGAACCTGGCTTTATACCCCAACTACCCACAAACATATTAACCTCCGTTAAATCGGATTTGAGAGGGTTTATGGGGGATGCTGAGTATCCATTGCAAAACATCATTAAGATTAATGGTAAGGAATATGGATTTGAACCTAATCTATCTACAATGTCTTATGGGGCTTATTTGGATATTACGAAATACACCGAAATAACAATTGACAAGAATTGGAATAAGATAATGAGTGTATTGTACAGGCCTGTAACAAAGAGAACACTATCCTTATATGAGATAGAACCATACGATAGTGCTAAAACACAGCCTGAACTATTCGATTCAGTAGGAATGGATGTACACTTCGGAGCAGTGTTTTTTTTTCTGCATACGTTAACGGAATTAGTTCAAGATACCCTGAGTTATTTGAAGGAGGCGGAAGTCCCACCCCACATCAAGTTAACTTTGGTAAAAAATGGGGAACTTATCAAACAGTTATACAATTATCGGGAAATGATTTCTCCAAGTTCGATGATATACTTAGGAAGCCATTAGAGGCGTGTTTACTATACCTAGCCTATCAATCAGATAACGCTTTACTTCAGAATATCCTACAAAAAGAGATTATGAAGGGAAAAGGATAAATACATCTTCACTTTACATTGTTAAAATAGTAAGAAACAATCTTATTATGAGAAGAAAACAGGCAGCTTGGAAAAGAGCTCAATGGAGAGAAGGTGAGAAAGGTGGAATCTATATAGGTGATACTAAAGGTTTATCTTCCCCTAAAAACTCACGTAGAGGATGTCTATGTAAGGATAAGAACACATACTCTCGTCAGTGCTGTGAAGGTTATTTAATCAACCAAGGAATTGGACAAACTGAAAGAGAAGCTTTGGAAAGAGGAGCATTCTCTTCCGCATTTTCAACCGCATTCGATACTAAAGAAATATACGATTACTAATTATGGCACAAAAGACTAAAGACCAGTTAAGGTTAGAGAACGATACTAACTTTCCAAACAACAACACAGGCTTCATTACAGCAGCTGGGTTAAGAGGATTCAACGATGATATGATTGAATCTCTTGCTCTACAATCTGATTTAGATATAGCTGATGATAGGATAACTGCTAACTCAGAATCGATTGAAATACTTTCTCAATCATTCTTAGATTACTCAGCTTCATTGGATGATAGCTATGTAAGTGAGGCAGAATTCGGACCTTACACTGCATCAGTAACGGCTGATTCGGCATCAGTATCTACTAGAGTAACCGATTTAGAAAACTTCTCTTCTTCATTGGATGATGATTTTGTAAGTGAAACTGAGTTTGCCGCTTATACTTCATCTAACGATGGTAGAGTTGATGATTTAGAAACATCAGAAGCAGCTCTTAATACATACACTGGTTCTAACGATAGTAGAGTACAATCATTAGAAACCGAAACAGGTTCATTACAAGCTCAGATAGATGCACTTACTACTGGTAGTGGTATTGAGATAGAAAACGAAGGTTCAAACATTGGTACGGCATTTACTTTAGATTTTGTAGGTGATGGTATAGAAGCTACATTTGGTGGTACTACTGCTACTATAACAGTAGATGGTTTAGCAACTACATCTTCACTTAATGCATTATCATCATCGGTTGCTACTGAGATAAACGATTTAGTAGAAAAGACTGGTTCATACGCAACTACTGGTAGTAACACATTTGTAGGTAATCAAACCATCACAGGCGATTTATTCGTAGATGGTGATTTAACTGCTAGAACATTATATATAGATTCATCATCTATCCTTTATACATCAGGCTCGAATAAGTTTGGTGATACTTTAGATGATGTACAAGAACTAACTGGTAGTGTATCTATCACTGGTTCATTCGAAGCACCATTGCAAGATGGATATGTATGGGTAGGTAGTGCAGGAAGCTCTACACAAATCCCATCATCATCTATTCAGGGTGTTCAGTTCCCTTACACTGGTTCAGCTCAGATAACTGGCTCATTAGGTGTAACTGGTTCAATCACAATCGATAACGCTGGCCAGACAGGTAGTGTAATAGATAACGTTACCGATACTTACGCTTCTGCTGATAAGGTGGAGCATGTAGTAACTTTATCACAAGTTGAATACGATGCGATTGTAAGTAAAGATTTAAACACACTATATCTAATTAGTGGCTCAGATACTGGAATCGTATCAGCATCTTACGCTGTATCTGCATCTCATGCTGATTCGGCTGATTTTGCAACAACAGCTACTTCAGCAACAACTGCTGATTCAGCAACATCATCATCCTATATCTTAGGTTCTAATGTAGATGGACAAGTATCCGATTCATTTAGTTCAGTAAGTGCATCTTACGCAGTTTCTTCATCACACTCTGAAAGAGCAGATACCGCTGATATTGCGGATGTTGCATCATATGTATCAGGTGCTAATGTGGATGGAGCAGTTGCACTCGCAACTACCGCATCATATGTAGAAGGTGCTAATGTAGATGGAGCGGTTGCACTATCAACTACTGCATCTTATGTGGAAGGTTCTAATGTAGATGGAATAGTAGCAAACGCTACAACCGCATCATACGCATTAAGCGCTAGCTTGGCTGAGAACGCTTTAAGTTCTTCAGTATCTATATACTCATTAAATACTACGGTAGTTGGTAAGAACGTTAGTGGTGGTACAATTGAAAAAGGTACTCCTCTATTCTTTACTGGTAGTGGTGTAGCAGGAAACGTAGTAGGATTGATTCCGGCTGATGCTGGAGATGCAACCTTAATGCCTGCTGGTGGTATTGCTGGAGAACAAATCTTAGATGAAGAAGAAGGTGTTATTCTATTAGATGGTTTCATCAATGGAGTAGATACATCACTATTCTTAACAGGCGAAGAGATTTATGTAGGAGTAGGTGGTGGATACACTAACGAAGCACCAACTGGTTCAGCTAACTTAATCCAAAAATTAGGTAATGTTGAAAGAGTAGACCTAACCAATGGTAGTGGAGTAATTCACGGACCATCTGCAGCACGTTCTTTACCAAATATCTTAGAAGGATACGCATGGGTAGGTAACTCCGATGATGTACCTGTTGCAGTTGCAACTTCATCGTTTGGTGGAGGTGGTGGAGCTGGTTTCCCATTTGAGGGTAAAGCTGAAATTACTGGAGCATTGGATGTGAGTGGTAGTATTACTAGAACATTAGATGGATTTAGTGGAAGTGTTGTTGATAACATCATCGATACCTTTACATCAGTACCTGCAATCAATCACATTGTAACTTTAACTGAAGCTGAATACGATGGATTAGGAAGTGTGGATGAAAACACTCTATATGTAATCTCAGGCTCAGCAGTAGATTCTGAATTCCCTTATAGTGGTTCAGCACAAATTACTGGTTCATTAGGAGTAACTGGAAGTATTACAATTGATAATGGTTCTGATACTGGTTCAGTTGTTGATAACATTGGTGGAAACACAATCGCAGCAGTACAACACATTGTATCTATTGATTCAGCATCTTACGCAGCATTAGGAACATACGATGAGAACACACTATACGTTGTAAGTGGAAGTACATCAGCAGCAACCTTATCACCTTACACTGGTTCAATCAGAGGTAACGTAACGGATGTAGCTGAAACTTCAAACACAGCTTCTTTAGACTTCTCAGTTGGAAACTTCTTTAGTTCTTCTATCGATGATAACACACACTTTGAAATAACAAACGTATTGCCAGGTCAGACTGTATTACTGAGAGTTAACATTACAAACGCTACGCCAGCAGTAACGTTCTCATCTAATGTTAAACAACCTTCAGGAAACGAATACACCGCATCTGCTAACACCGAAGTTGATATCTTAACATTCACATCGTTTGATAGTGATAACGTTAATTTAGTAGCTGTAAACAATTTGAAATAAGAGATATGCCGATATTCGCACCATTTAGTTATTTATCAAATCCAATCACACCAGAACCAGCTTGGTCACCTGAGGACTTTACCAATGTACAATATTGGTGGAGAGCAGATTTAGGTATTACCACATCTGGTACTGGTGTATCTCAATGGAGAGACCAAATAAATAACTTTGATATGATTCAAGGTACTGATGGTAGTAGACCATCAGCTACTACATCCTCTAATTTAAATGGAGCAGATGTACTATCCTTTAATGGTTCATCCGATTATATGTACACAGCCACAACTCCAGCGGCACTTAGTAGTAGTGATGTTACTATATTAGCAGTTTGGGATATGGTTAGTGCTAATAATGGAGCAGTTATGGGTGTGGCTACTACTTTAAATGGTACTCGTTTTTGGATGGATACTCTTAATGGAGATTATAGAATATATGGTGAAAACATATATAGTGGTGGTGGTTCTGCATATACTGTTGAATCAACTGCATCTACTGGAGCTAACGCTATGAAGATGAGATACGATGCAAGTGCAGGAGATGGATTTGTAGCACAAAACACATTAACTGAAACTACAATTGGTACTGCTGGTGATGTTAACGCAACTTGGGTAGCAAACTCTACTGTTGCTGTTGGTGCATTGGTAAGTGGAATTGGTGGTGGTGTATTCCTTAGTAGATATGTTGAATACAAATTAGCTGAGCAAGTATTTGTTTATGGTACACCAACAACTGATGAAATGAATGAATGGAAAGATTACGTTAACAACCGATACGGAACAATAATATCATAATATGGCTGAGAAAGGAACAGGATTATTTTTAGGAGGAACTGAGATTACAGCTATACAAAACAATAAGTTTGTATTTGCTAATCCATTTAGTGAAGCAGTAGCACCATCATATCAAATCAGAACTGATACATATGGTTCATTTGTTGAGATAGCAGTGCCTGGTACTGATTTTGGTATATTTGGACAATCTGATTACTCATCTGATATATCATCTGCAGTAAGAGGTACTGGTAGCGATTATAACCTTATTCCAACTGGTAGTGGAACTACTGAATTCTGGCCTTCTGGTTCGGTTGTAGATTCGGATTATGATTTTGCAACTGAAGGTGGATATAGCACTTCTATGTTTGCTGAAGATGCTGGAAGTATAGGAGCAATTTACGGAGGTGATTTTTCAAACTTCTATGGTGTTGATTTCGTTATCGAAGGTTGGGTATATATGAATGAAAGATTGTATCAAGGTGGTGCACCATTCCATAAATCCATTTTAAGAAATACGAATTCTACATTTAGTGCAGATATATCGTTTGTATCAAATGGTTCAGCACAATATAGAATGAGAGTAATTAAAGGAGGAACTCAATACTTTAGTTCTAACATCACATCTAACCTTAACCAATGGTATCATTACGCATTCTCATTTACAAACTCAGGAAGTGCTCTTAGAGCATATTGGGATGGAACACGTATAATGGATTCAACAGCAACTGGTGCAAACACCGATAATCTATTTTATAGATTGTTAGGTGGTGATATGGGACCGAATGATGGAGCTAAAGGTTCTATACAAGATTATAGAATTACAATTGGTTCTAATAGAGGATACACTGGAGCAACAATAACAACACCTAATTCAATAGTAGAATACTCATGATAACATACAACGTAATAATTAATGACGAGATTGTTGACACTATAACTGTTAGCGATATTAATACATTGGATGGATATGAATTACCACCAGTACAATGCGAACTTAGAAAAGTATAATAAGATATGGCTACAATAAAATTAGGAAGTTTAACGTTAGGAAAAGTTGCCATTGGTAGTTCTACTATCGGTGATACAAGAAAGTTAAACAAAAGCAACGCATTTAAGGCAAAGGCAGTAGATAACCATACGATAGATAAAGAAATCATTAATGCTATTAAAGCATATGAGTTAATTAGAGATTCTATACAAGGTGTAAACGAAGGAAATCAAGAAAACCCTATCGTACAACCTGAAGGTGGAGATAATTGGTTATTAGCTAACTCAGTATGGGATGATAATGGTGTATGGGATGATACACAAAATTGGAACGATTAAAAATAAATAAATTATGATTAACGATATATTAAACGGAGATTCAGCATCTGATATCAGAGCTAAACTAAACGAACTAATTAACATTGTAAACGATTACTCATCATCTCAGTATATGGATATGGGCGATGGTGGTGGTGACCCACCAGCTGGAGGTGATTTCTTTACTGTATGGGATAACGATTATATGGGAACTACTGGTGTAGCATCAGCAATGGATGCTTGTTCTGCTATTGGAATGGGTGCTTCGCATGATATGTACATTTCAAAAGACCCAGCGAATATGGCTGGTACATCAGTACCTGAAAGTGGTGATACTTTATATACTGATTCTGGATTGATGATGTACGCACCTGAGAGTATGTACTTTGGATATGAAGATACAGCAATGATGCAGAATTATTCTATATACATTGGACCTAATGGTATGATAACATCAATTGACCCTTGTTAAGATATGGCAAATTTGTATAAATCATATTTAGGAGATATACCATTAAGTAATAAGCTTGGGTCAAATAGTATCAGCATTCCATTCTTTGAGCCGGTAGAAGTAGATTACGTTTTAGTTGCCGGAGGTGGTGGCGGTGGAGCAGGTGGAGCCGGAGGTGGTGGTGGTGAAGTCCAAACCAACTTCTTTGGTTCAGAACCGCTTACATTAGATACTGCTAATCAATATACTATAATAGTTGGTGAAGGTGGATTATTAGGAGCAGCTACACTTAGTTCAGTAACTAATAATAATTATGGTACTGGTTCAAATGGTGGAGATTCAATGATAATTTCACCCGCAACAACAATGTCATTAGCATTAGGTGGTGGAGCCGGTGGTGGTTATTATAAAACTGACCAAAAGTTTCATAACGATGGTAGCGATGGTGGTAATGGCGGTGGTGGAATGTGGGAAGCATCTTCTGCAGGAAGTGGAAGTGGTACTGGATTTGGATTAGAAGGTGGTACATTTAACCCTACATCAGTTAATGGATATGGAGATGCACCAACCATATACCAATACTCAGCCGGTGGTGGTGGAGGTCCTGTTGTTTATTATGAAGAGATATTTGAAGGAGCAATAGTATCTGGTTCAGATGGATATACATATTATGATGATTTAATACCATTGTGGGCTAGTAAAGGTGGTCATGGTGGAGAACCATTAATTATTGATTGGTTGCCATACTCTGGTTCAGAAGCTGGAGCAGGTGGTGGAGCAGGTGAAGGTAGTTATAATTCGGTTGCAAGTATTATCAGAGGTAATGATGGCGGTGGAACAACCGGTGGGTCTGGTACGGGCGCTGATAGAAATGGTAGTAATTACACTGGAGCCGGTGGTGGCGGTGGAGATGCTAGTGGAAATACACCATACAATGTAACAGATGGTGGTAATGGTGGTAGTGGTATTGTAGTAATTAGATATAGTGGAACCGAAGCTAAATTTAGTGGAGGGGATATTAATATATCAGGTTCATATGTGTACCACACATTTATATCTTCATCTACTTTAATACCAGTATAAACAAAAAATTGGAAATATCCAAACAAAATTGTTATAACTTTAATCATTAAATATTATTAATATGAATTCAAACACTGTCTTAAACAAGATTATGACTTTACTTTCTTCGGAAACGAAAAAGGAAGTTAGCTTTGTTACCGCTGCTTTAGTAGATGGGACTGTAGTTGAATCTGCTACATTCGATGTAGGTGAAGCTGTTGAGGTAATTGCCGAAGATGGTACTAAAACACCTGCACCTGATGGTGAGCATGAGTTATTCTTAAAGGATGAAGAAGGAAACGAAGTTCGTATCCGTATCATTACTAAGGATGGAATCATCACCGAAAGAATGAATGTTGAAGAAGCAACTGAAGAGCCTGAAGCTGAAGAAGAGATGAGTTCTGAAGAAGTAACTGAATTGGAAGAAGAAATTTCTGAAGGTGAGGAGAAAGAGGAAGTAGTTATCAACTTGGAAGAGGTTGTTAAAACCGTTGAAGAGATGAGCTACAGAATCGAAGAACTTGAAAAGAAGCTAGCTGAAATGCAAGTTGAAGAAGAAGTTGAAGAAGAAATTCTTGAGGAAGAAGAACTTCCTAAATTAGATGGAGCCCCTGTTATGGCTTCCAAAGTAAAAACCCCAAAAAGTGCTGGTAACAAAACAAACAGACAATCAGCCTTTTTATCCAAACTCTATAACTAAAATTAAAATTCTGAAAAAATGAGAAAAAATCAAAATTTCGCACTACCTTCAGTAACATCGACTTACGCTGGTGAATTCGCTGGTAAATATATCGCTGCTGCTTTATTGAGTGCTAAAACATTGGAAAACGATTTGGTAACTGTAGTACCAAACGTGAAGTACAAAGAAGTAATCCAAAAATTGGATGTATCAGGTATTGTACATGACGCAAGTTGTGATTTCACAACTTCTGGTTCAGTTGCTCTTGATGAGAGAATCCTTGAGCCAAAAGAACTTCAAGTAAACTTGGAACTATGTAAGCAAAACTTCTTGGATTCATGGGAATCTCTTCAATTGGGATACTCTGCATTCGATGAAATTCCTGCTAACTTTACTGATTACTTAGTATCTTACGTTGGTGGTAAAGTTGCTGAAGCAACTGAAACTTCAATTTGGCAAGGTGCTGCTGCTACAAACGGTCAATTCAAAGGATTCCTTCCAGCGATGAGTGCTTCAGTTGTTGCAGGTGGTGGTATCGTTCAAGGTGCTAGTTCAACTGGTTCAATCGATTCAACTAACGTAATCGCAGCATTGAACAACTTATACGAATCAATTCCTGATACTGTATTTGGTAAAGAAGATTTATTCATCTATGTACCAACTAACGTAGCTAAAGCATACCAAAAAGTATTGGGTACTGACTACGCTAACGGATACAACAACCAAGTAACTGTTGGTGAGAAGCCAATGAACTTCAACGGTATCGATTTAGTAATGTGTCCAGGTATGACAGCATCTTACATGGTAGCAGCTCAAAAATCAAATATGTTCTTCGGGACTGGCTTGATGAGTGACTACAATGAAGTTAAGGTCTTAGACATGGCTGACCTCGATGGTTCACAAAACTATCGTGTGATTATGAGATACACCGCTGATACTCAGTTTGGTATCGCTAGTGATATCGCAATCCACATCCCTGCGTAAGTAGGTATGACTATATAGAAGATGAGGGGAGTTAACCCTCCCCTTAATCTTCATATTTTTAACAATTATTATTAACAGAAAAACAACTTAAAATTATGGCATGTGATTTAACAGCTGGTAGACAGGAAGTTTGTAAAGAATCGGTAGGTGGCTTACAAGCCGTTTACTTCATCAATTTCGTTAGTGGGTCAACTTTTACAAGACCTAGCGATGGTGAGGTAACTGATGGATTCTCAGGACTTACTGCTTACAAATATGAGCTAAAGGGCACATCAAATTATACTGAGACTGTTAATAGTAGCAGAGAAAATGGTACTACCTTCTTCACTCAAGAGTTAACTCTTAACTTAAAGAAATTAACTAATGAGATGACAACTGAGCTAAAAACTTTAGCTTATGGTAGACCTCAAATTGTAGTTCATACGAATGCAGGAGATGCTTTGTTAGTGGGACAAGATAGAGGAGCAGATTTAACTGCTGGAACAATTCAAACTGGTGGTGGACTTGGTGACCTATATGGTTACTCAGTTACTATGACTGGTGAAGAACAACTTCCTGCTGGATTTATCTCTGGTTCAACTGTTGATGACCCATTTGCAGCGATAACTGCACCTACAATTGTAACTTCTTAATTACTATTATAAGGCTCATCGTATATTGACGATGTAAGAACTAAAGGGGGTGATGATTCATCCCCTTTTTTTTGTGTCTTATAACTACGTTCAGATGTTTCATTGTTAAATAATAGATAAAGAACACTTATATACACTATGAATTCATACTATTTAAGCGGAAGTAATACAAATACGTTCAGAATTGAACAAACAACCGAACCTACGTTCACTATGTATTACCAAAATATGCAAACATTGGTAAACACTACCCAATCGTTATCAGCTGAATACACATCATCGGAATCAATCATTAAATTTGAAGCTGAGATTAGTGGAGCTATCGATGGTGGTGAATATAGAGCATATATGGAAGATAGTGGCAGTAACAAAGTATGGTATGGTACCTATAAAGTGTTTGCATCCGCATCTAACGATACAACTCAATATAAATCACATTTAGATAACGAATTTAAATCAAATGTGACAACAAACGAATACATTATTTTTTAAGATATGAAGAAAGAAACAAACTTCTCAGTATTAAACTTATCTCAGCAAGATATTCCAATCATTACTGAAGATACTAAAACAAGATATAGTTGGGTACCAATTGGTATAATGGACCAAGATGATTTCTTCCCAATTGTAACTGATGCATTTAACACCTCTACAACTAACGCAGCTTGTATTGAGGGTATTGCTGATTTAATTTTTGGTAAGGGGATGTACTCTAAGAATGATTTATTTGATGCTGCATTGGCTAAGATGATTGACCAGGAAGATGTTAAGAAGATAGCATTTGATTTAAAACTTTATGGTAACTTTGCTGCACAAGTATGGTGGAATGATGAACACACTAAGGTAAAGAAAATCTATCACATACCTGTACAAAACGTAAGAGCTGAAAAGTTGTATGATAAGCCAAAGGTTGAAACATATTTCTATTGTACTGATTGGACTGATAATAGAGCACAAAAGAATAAGAAAGTAATACCAGCCTTCGGATGTTCTGACCAACCTATGGAGATATACTATGGTAAGAACTATTCACCAGGTACATACTACTATGGATTGCCTGATTGGATTTCAGCACTTCAGTTCTCATTTGTAGAAGCTGAATTGAGTAACCTTCATATCAACAATATCGAAAACGGATTCTTACCTTTGGTAATGGTTAACTTAAATAACGGAGTTCCAGCACCTGAAGAAAGACAAGTAATCGAATCAAACATCGTTAACAAATTTACTGGTACTAGAAACGCTGGTAGATTTATGTTATCATTCAACGATGATGCGGCTAACAAACCAACAATTGATACAATTCAAACGGAAAACCTACATGAGAAGTATCAGTACGTTGCAGAGTACTCTCAGGACCGA